TACAGTCACACCAGATGAGATTGAAGCCTTGTTTATGGCTAACAATCCCACACTAACCACAGCACAGAAACAGGCATACAGCCATCTGTTTCATCAGGTAAAGAAAGAAACGCCTATGGGCAGTGACGTAGCACAAGAGGTGTTGTCCAAACTATTCCAACAGGTAGTTGGTGAGGACATTGCTAACCTTGGCTTTGATTATGTCAACGGTACTAAGGTTAGCCTTGAGCCACTACGTAACATGCTTGAACAGTATGGTGATGACTTCACGCCTAACCTGAAAGTAGAATGGGAAGATATTAGTCTTGATACTATCCTTGCCATGACTGACCTTGAGTCGCAGTGGACATTCAACATACCTACGTTGACACGTAAGGTTGAGGGCATCAATGCAGGTCACTTGATTGAGGTAGGCGCAAGGCCAAACACAGGTAAGACTTCTTTTCATGCGTCACTGGTAGCAGGGCCACAGGGCTTTGCATGGCAGGGTGCTAAGTGTGTTGTGTTGTGTAACGAAGAGGGCTACCACCGTGTTGCTCACCGCTACATCACGGCAGCTACAGGCATGGACAAGTACGAGATCGCTAAGAACAAACAACAAGCCATGTCGATCTTTGATCGTATTCGTGGCAACGTTATGTTCAAGGATGCAACTGGTCGTGACATGTCATGGGTTGAGTCTGTGTGTAAGTCATACAAGCCTGATATAGTTATACTGGACATGGGTGACAAGTTCGCCAAGACAGGTGGGTTTGCACGTCCTGACGAAGCACTCAAGGCCAATGCAATCTATGCCAGACAGATAGCCAAGCAGCATGACTGTGCTATCTTCTACATGTCTCAGCTATCAGCAGAGGCAGAGGGCAAGGTGGTACTGAACCAAGCCATGATGGAAGGTTCACGTACAGGTAAGGCAGCAGAAGCTGACCTTATGATAATGATCTCCAAGAACCCTACGGTGGAGGGGCAGGAGGAGGAAGACAATCAACGCCACATTAACATCGTGAAGAATAAACTGTCTGGTTGGCATGGTATTGTTCATACTGATTTGGAATACAAGATAGCGAGGTACGTAGCATGATAGAGAATGGAACAATTCGTGAAGATGGAAAACGTTGGGATGGATCAGTCTGGCGCAAGGTAGGTGTGAACCATCACCTGAATGAAGAAGGACTTGTGTATTACAAGCGTAAGTACAGAACACTTAGTGGTTACTTACAGCAGGGTGGAAAGATTGATCGCCTTGTATTTAACAAGATGAACCCAAAGGACATTGGCATATTTGCCAAGGCACTATACGACAATCAGAAGTCAGGACACGTTTACGTAATCGTAAATAACGCATGGCCTGAATGGGTAAAGATTGGTAAGGCTGTTGATGCAGAAGACCGACTGAATGGATACCAAACAAGCTCACCTATGCGTGACTATAAGCTGGTGCATTCGGTTTACTTTGAAGACCGTCACAAGGCAGAGAAAAAAGCACATGTTGCAGCAGCATCTGCCACCAAACATCCGTGGAATAAAGTAGACAATGGTGAATGGTTTAAACTTTCACACGAGGAAGCTGTAAAAATATTAGAGGATATTACATGAGTGAAGTATTAACAGCAATAACCATACTGGCTTTAATAATAGGCGGTTTTATTTGGATTGTAATTAGCGAGGTAAACAAATGATTGAGGTAACATATATATCGCACATGGGAGATGACATTAGTGTAGTGAATGCTGCACGTGTATCATTCGGTAAGAAATCTAAGTACGAGTGTACTGACTTGATCAAAGGTAAGTGGGAACTTAAATCTGCTGACGAAAAGCTAATCAAATATCTTGCCAAGCATCAGCATAAGTCACCGTTCAACCATGCATTTGCTACCTTTCATGTCAAAGCACCAGTGTTCGTTGCACGTCAGCTTGTAAAGCATGAGTACATGCCTTGGAATGAAATCAGCCGTAGGTATGTGGACAGTGAGCCTGAGTTTTACGTGCCTGATAAATATCGTGGACGTAGCCTTAATAAAAAGCAAGGTAGCGAAGGTACAGTAACTGTATCGGACAACGGGTTTAACGAGATTGCAATGACGGAGTATGAGTACCTGCTAGACTTAGGTGTATGCCCAGAGCAAGCACGTATGGTATTGCCACAGTCTATGATGACTGAGTGGTACTGGTCAGGTAGCTTGTACGCATTTGCAAAGATGTGCAGCTTACGCTGTTCGTATGATACACAAGTTGAGACACAACAAGTAGCGTTGGAGATTGACACAGAGATGGCTAAACTATTTCCTGTATCATGGAAAGCATTAAGGGAGAACGCATGATGCAGGGTGAAATTAAAGTAACAGAGATAGAAGAACACGAGGATGGTAGTGCTACGCTACAAGTAGACTGTGACCCTGAGACATTTGCCTATATCTTCAACATAGGCTTTGTGGCTTTAGTAAAAAAGGGTATAGAAGATAGCAAGTGGCGTACTTGCGTATCCTGTGGTGGCCCATCATACAATGATATGTGTGGGTTTTGTTTAGAGGAAGAATGATGATACGAGAAATGACAGACGATGAAAGACAACGAGCAAAGGAAAGAAAGCGCATGAACACACGTAGTATGGCAGATGAGATTGCATTGTATAACTCAATGGTAGCAAACAAACTGTCGTTAGAGGAAGCCAAGAAAGCTATGGCTATGTATGCTGACGATAAAGAATTTCAGAAACACCTTGACGATCACTATGAAAATGGTTTAGTAGATGATGCAGAGGATATGATAACACCCGACTATTAGGAGACACAATGAAACTGACCCTTGACGTAGAAAACACAGTGACAAAACGAAACGGCAAGTTACACCTTGATCCGTTTGAACCAGAGAATACATTGGTTATGGTGGGTATGCTAGATGATCTTGGTAACGCAAACCTTGTAACATTCGATCACGCAGAGCAACAGCCCACAACAGAAGGGAGAGCCATCGTCCAACTGAAACTGGATGAGGCTTCCCTTCTTATTATGCACAATGCCGCACACGATCTAGTGTGGCTATGGGAGTCAGGCTTTACCTATGAAGGTGAAATCTTTGATACAATGCTAGGTGAGTACATCTTACAACGTGGACAGAAAGAACCTCTGTCACTTGAGGCATGTGCAGAACGCTACGAGCTTGACACTAAGAAGCAAGACACAATGAAAGAGTGGCTAAAAGCAGGTAAGTCTGTACGTGACATGAATTGGTTTGACTTGTGTGACTATCTGTCATCTGACCTACATGCTACACAAGAATTGTACAACCGTTTGCAGACGAAGTACGAGGAATGCAGTACACTGGAAGCAACGATAAAGCTGACTAATCAGTTGGCTGTACATCTTGCCCACATATACCAACGTGGGTTTGCAGTTGACTTAGACGTGCTTGATGGTGTGCGTGAGGAGTTTGAGCAAGAGCGTGATGCTATTGTAGTTGAGCTAGAGCAACAGGTACGTGATCTGATGGGGGATCGCCCTATCAACCTTAACAGCCCAGAGCAACTATCGTGGGTTATCTACAGTCGTAAGCCACATGACAAAAAGTTTTGGGCAGACTTGTTTGATGATCGTATGGATGATCAGGACTACAAGTATCAGGTACGCAACAGCAGTGCAGTGTTGTACAAACAGAAGGCAAAGCAATGCGAAACATGTAAAGGTAATGGTAAAATATGGAAGGTAAGGAAAGATGGAACACGTTACGCCAGACCTAACAGATGTCCTACGTGTGATACTGTGGGGTACACTTTTAGTGATACTAAGCAAGTGGCAGGGCTAAAGTTTACACCGCCTACAGCCAAGTGGGTTAGTGCTAACGGATTCAGCACGAGTAAAGACAACCTTGTATTTCTTGAGGGCATTGCACGTAGCAAGGGCATGAAAGAGGCAGAGTTATTCTTACAACGAGTAAGACGATTGAGTGCCGTAGAGACTTACCTGAGTAGCTTTGTAGAGGGCATAGCCACACATACCAAGCAAGACGGTAAGCTACATGTACGGCTCTTACAACACCGCACAGGCACAGGTAGACTGTCGGGGGCAGACCCTAACATGCAGAACATGCCACGTGGTGGTACATTTCCAGTAAAACGTGTGTTTAAGTCACGATGGGATGGCGGTCAGGTGATGGAAGCCGACTTTGCACAGTTAGAATTTCGTGTGGCTGCGTTCCTGTCGCAAGACAAGACTGCCATTGACGAGGTGACTACAGGCTTTGATGTGCATTCGTACACCGCCAAGGTTATTTCTGATGCAGGACAACCTATCTCACGCCAAGATGCCAAGGCACACACCTTTGCACCTTTGTATGGGGCAAGTGGGTTTGGTCGTACAGAAGCAGAGGCTGCGTACTACAAGCAGTTTACTACCAAGTACAGTGGTATTGGTGAGTGGCATAAAGCTCTCGCCAAGGAAGCACTAAACACTGGCAAGATTACTACGCCATCAGGACGTGAGTTTGCATTTCCTGATGTGCAGCGCAGACGTTATGGGGGTGTGACATATTTCACACAGATTAAGAATTATCCTGTACAATCGTTTGCCACTGCTGACATTGTACCTATATCTCTGATATATATCGACAAGTTATTAGGTGTAAATCAGATGCACTCGTGTATCGTCAACACAGTACATGACAGTATTGTGATTGATGTACACCCAAACGAAAAGGATAAGGTACTCAAGGTGATAAACCGCACAAATGAAATGCTTACGGCTTTGGTCAATAGGAAGTGGAATATAGACTTCAATGTGCCACTATTATTAGAGGCAAAAATTGGTCCGAATTGGCTTGACACAAAAGACGTAGCCTGATATAACTATAACTTCGCAACTTTGAAAAAGGAGAAAACATACATGAATCAAGTAGCAACAAACAACAATAACTTTACAGATATGGCAAAGCTAATGGGCATGTCGCTTGACACAAAGCAAGCGGCTAAATCGTCTACTCTTGCACGTTTACGTATCAACCATTCACCTATCATGGGTGAGCAGGAAGTGAACGGCAAGAAGGTAAAGCTAGAGGTAGTGTCGGGTGGCACATACAAACTAGAAGTACCTGATGGTCCTACGTATTATGCTAGTGGTGTAAATGTACGTCCATTCGTACAACGCTATATGTATAAACGTTTTGTTAAGGGTAACGACAGTACGCCTAACCGATACATCAAGACAGTGATGGCTGATAACTTGAACATTGATCTTAAAGACAATGACGGTGGGTTCAACTGTGGTAAACCTGCAGGGTATATCGAAGACTTCAAGGCATTGCCTGAGAAGATGCAAGATTTGATCAGACAAATCAAGCGTGTTCGTGCAGTGTTTGGGATAGTGGAGTTGGTAGACCCAGTAGATGCGTCAGGTAATCCTGTGACCGTGGACGCAACCCCATTCATCTGGGAAGTTGAGAACCGTGATGCGTTCAAGACTATTGGTAATGTGTTCGTTAAGCTAGGCAAGATGCGTAGGCTACCGCCAATGCACACGTTTAGTGCCTCAACCAGTGAGCAATCACTGCCAAATGGTAACAAGTTCTATCTGCCAGAAACCAAACTGGATTTACAAAAGACGTTAGAGTTAGATGATGATGCACAAGAAACACTTGGAAACTTCTTGGCGTGGATCACTAACTACAACGAGTACATTTCCAATGCATGGGATGAGAATGTGCAGAAGCATGAGCAAGTTGATACTGAAACAGTCGATGAGTTTATTGACATTACAGAAGAGGACTTTGCATAATGCATCACCCTGCTGAACTAAAACTGCACCAGTACATGACAGATGCAGCCAATGGAAAGACAGAGTTCTCTCCAGAGACTGCTATGCAAGTGGGTTCAGATGTAGCTGCGGCTATTGTAAGACAGTTCGGTAGTGGTAAGTCTCGTGATGAGTTCAGGTTACGGATGTCCAACATTGGGCGTCCTACCTGCCAACTCTGGTTTGATAAGAACAAGCCTGAGACTGCACTGCCAAAGCCATCTACATTCGTAATGAATATGATGATTGGTGATATTGTCGAAGCAGTATTCAAGGGCATTCTTACAGAGGCAGGTGTATCATATGATGATACGGATACTGTGTCTCTACCTGTTGGTGAAAATAATATCAAGGGCAGTTACGACATTGTAATTGACGATGCAGTTGATGACATAAAGTCAGCATCACCTTGGTCTTACACAAACAAGTTTGATTCTTTTGATTCTTTGTCTAAAGGAGATTCATTTGGCTACGTAGGACAACTTGCAGGGTATGCGAAAGCATCCAACAAAAAAGCAGGTGGTTGGTGGGTAGTCAACAAGGGTAATGGTGAGTTCAAGTATGTACCTGCTACTGGCCTTGACGTAGACAAAGAGATGGAGAAGATAAACGACACTGTGTCCACCGTAAACGACAATAAATTTAAGCGTTGTTTCAAGCCTGTGCCTGAGACATACAGAGGTAAACCGTCAGGTAACTTTGTGCTGAACGATAACTGTCGTTTCTGTGACTACAGATTTGAATGTTGGCCCACTCTTCAAGAGTTACCATCGAAAGTGTCTCAGGCAAAGGAGCCTAAGACAGTTGCATACATAGAAGTAAAGGAGTATTGACATGCTAGGTGATGATGAAATTAAAGAAATGCAAGAGCACATTGCAGACATGGAACGTGAGCTTGCAGCAAAGAAAAAGGCATTGCGAGAAGCAAAGTATGCAGGGTTGCGTACTGCAATGCAAGCACGTAAGGAAGCAGATCAAGCTATTCGCCAAGAGTTAAAAGACTTGGGTGTACAGACTTCTTCCTTTGGGATTCCCTTTGACTTTCACTGGAAAATCTAGTGAACGGTAAGCAGTTTAAGGCAGCATTAAAGTACGGCTACAGGAGTGGGCTAGAGATCAAAGTTCGGGATTGGTTGGTCGAGCACAAAGTACCTGTCAAGTATGAAGCAGTTAAAATCGAGTGGGAAGATTTGATGTATCGTACTTACACGCCAGACTTCGTGTTGCCTAACGGCATTATCATTGAGACAAAGGGGCGGTTCACATCAGATGATCGTAGGAAACATGAGCTTATTAAAAAGCAACATCCCCAACTTGACATACGGTTTGTGTTTGAAAGCAGCAGACGCAAACTTAGCAAGGGGGCAAAGACAACCTATGGCGTCTGGTGTGAACGTAAAAAGTTTTTATACGCAGACAGAGTAATACCACTGGAATGGCTGAAAGAGAAAGGTAAAGACAAACATCCAGACCTAATTGAGTTTCCACTACAAAAAATAAAAAGGAGTTAACATGGATGACAAACACGAAAAAACATTTATAGACTTTGAGCCTAACGATTTTGTTATACGAATATCACCAATAATAGATGAGGATGACTCGTGGACAGGTGAATTAAACGTAGGCTACATGACTATGGACGATAACTTTCTAAAAGACGATGACTACACACACGTAGACATAGTTACAAATATGGCAGTATCATCAATACCATTGATGGAAGATGATTTAAAATTTAGGGATCAGCTTTACAACTACACGGTACGTATGCTAGAACAGAGTAAGAAAAAAGATAAACCAGAAATCGTCAAAGACGATAGCAACATAATTCAACTACGCTTTGGCGCAAGCAAATAGGAGATTGATATGGCAGACAATGTAAACAAACCACCACACTATAACCAAGCAGGTATTGAGTGCATTGATGCCATTCAAGCTGCAACAGGTGGCGGTTTTGAACACTACTTACAGGGTAACATTATGAAATACTTGTGGCGTTACCGATATAAAAACGGCATTGAGGACTTGAGAAAAGCCCAATGGTATTTGAATAAACTAATAGAGGTAACAAATGCAGATCAAAGTATTCTTGACTTTGGAAATAGATGAGGACGAATATCCTGTACCCGTTGACGGTATGCTTGTAGAAGAAGTAACTGAAACGCTACAGGAATTTGTTTACGACATTGATGGAATGAAAATTAAAACCCTTAAAGTATTGACAGGAGATTGACGTATGGAAATGAACAACTATCAAAACCAAGCAGCCGAAACAGCCATTTACAAAGTAGAGCATCAGGTTATATACCCTGCTCTTGGCCTAGCTGCAGAGGCAGGTGAGGTAGCAAATAAAGTAAAAAAGATATTACGTGATGGCAACTTTGATCGTACAGCCATTGCAGATGAAATAGGGGATTGTCTGTGGTACATTGCGGCACTATGCCGTGACCTAAACGTAGACATGGACGTAGTTGCACAAGGCAACTTGGATAAATTATTAGATCGTAAAGATCGGGGTGTATTAACAGGATCAGGAGACAAACGATGAGTAACTATTTACCGACTGACTATCAGTCATTTATACACAAGTCACGATACGCAAAGTACTTTGATGGTAAGGGGCGTGAGAGTTGGAGTGAAACTGTAGAACGTTATATGGATAACGTTGTACGTAAGATTGCAGGTGACGATAGCTATATTAATCAGATACGTGATGCAATCCTTGGCACTGAGATTATGCCAAGTATGAGAGCCATGATGACTGCTGGCCCTGCCTTAGACCGTGATAACACGGCAGGTTATAACTGTAGTTACCTACCCGTAGATGACCCTAAGTCCTTCGATGAGGCTATGTTCATCTTGCTCTGTGGCACTGGTGTCGGATTCAGTGTCGAGAGACAGTTCATCAGCAAACTTCCTGAAGTTCCTGAACTGTTCGTCAGTGATACGACTATCGTTGTCAAAGACAGTAAGGAGGGATGGGCGAAAGCGTTCAGACAATTGTTAGCACTCCTATGGGCTGGTGAAATCCCCAAGTGGGATGTCACTGCTGTACGTCCTGCAGGTGCAAGACTAAAGACATTCGGTGGACGTGCTAGTGGACCTGCACCATTGGTTGAACTGTTCAACTTTGCGGTACAGACATTTAAGAATGCACAAGGCCGTAAGCTATCGTCTATGGAATGTCACGATCTTATGTGTTTTATTGGACAGATAGTAGTTGTGGGTGGCGTAAGGCGTAGTGCTATGATTAGTTTGTCTAACTTATCTGATGATCGTATGCGTCACGCTAAGTCAGGACAGTGGTGGGAGACTGCTGCACATCGTGCATTGGCAAACAATTCAGTGGCGTATTCAGAGAAGCCAGACATTGAAACGTTTATGCGTGAGTGGATGTCATTAGTAGAAAGTAAATCAGGCGAGAGAGGAGTGTTTAATCGTGAAGCAAGTAAGAAGCAAGCTGCAAAGTATGGTAGACGTGATCCTAACCACGAGTTCGGAACTAACCCTTGCTCAGAGATTATCCTACGCCCATATCAATTCTGTAATCTCACTGAGGTTGTTGTCCGTGCAACAGACAGTATTGATGATCTGGAACGGAAAGTACGATTGGCTACAATTCTTGGAACTGTACAGTCTACATACACCAAGTTCCCATACTTGCGAAAGGTGTGGCAGCGAAATACAGAGGAAGAACGATTGCTCGGTGTGTCTCTCACAGGGATAATGGACAATCCATTAATGACAACAAAGAATAAAGGATTGGAGAAAACACTTGCTAGATTACGTGAAGTTGCAGTTGAAACAAATGCGGAATGGGCTACTCGTTTGGGGGTTAATGCTTCTGTTAGTATTAGCTGTGTTAAACCTAGCGGCACGGTTTCGCAACTCGTTGACTCAGCCAGTGGTATTCATGCCAGACATTCCCCCTATTATATCAGAACCGTTAGAGGCGATAACAAAGACCCACTAACGAAGTTTATGATTGATCAGGGAATACCTAACGAACCGTGTGTATTTAAGGGTGACACGACTACTGTGTTTAGTTTTCCACAGAAGTCACCTAGCAATGCGGTAACACGTAACGATATGACTGCTATTGAGCAGCTAGAAATGTGGCTTATATACCAACGACATTGGTGTGAGCACAAACCTAGCGTGACTATATCAGTACGGGATGATGAATGGCTTGAGGTGGGAGCCTTCGTTTATAAACACTTTGACGAAATGTCAGGTGTGTCTTTTCTACCACACTCTGATCATACCTATCAGCAAGCACCGTATCAAGATTGCAGTAAGGAAGAATATAATGTACTACTCAAGTCCATGCCAAAGGCAATAGATTGGGAAGCACTGTCAGACTATGAGCAAGAGGATAACACTGTCGCTATGCAAACGATGGCCTGTTCAGGTGACGTTTGTGAAATTGTAGATTTAACGTAAGGAGTATATTATGGATGTACACGTAAGAAAATTTAGACCAGAAGTTTACAACAAAGTAGATGGTCCATCAAAGCAAGCTCTCATCAAATACCTAGAGGGTGAAGGACACACAATTGTAGATTCAAAAGAAGATTTCTATGCAGATGTTAAGTCTGAAAAGGATGGTGTCTTATATTACCACGAAGCTGAACGTAAAGCACAGTGGAACGGTGATTGGCCTACATGGTGGGCAGAGGTACGTATTCCTGCACGTAAAAGGCGGCTTGTACAAAAGTATAAAGACAACCTAGACAACTTGTACTTCTTTGTGTTCAATAAAACTTACGACAAAGCGTGGAAGATTAAAGGCACACAGATGACAGATGAAACTATACAGAAACCTACGGGGCCAAACTATAGAATGCCAGAGAATGAAACGTTCTATCACATCCCGTACCAAGAAGCAGAGTTAATTAACGTAGCATAAGGAGACATTCATATGGCACAAGCACACAAGAAAACAAGAAAAGAACGTGGACTAGGCAAGTATGATGCGCCATTAAAGTTTCAATACGAGCAAGGGTATTCGGACTTTAAACGTGGAAGGGTTAACAGCCCTTTTCACAAAGATACAATGCAGTATCGTGAGTGGAATAGGGGGTTTAACACTGCCTATTTTGAAAACTTAAAGAAGGTAAAGGAACGTGAAGCTAGAGGAAGAGGCCAAACAGTTTCTGCGTGATAAAGTAACAAGCCCTGATGAACTGAGGCAAGAGCTAATAGAACTGTTAAAACAATTTATAGAGGAGCTAGAAAAAAAGGGGCTGTAATGGCCCCTTAATTTAGTATGCTGCTTTCATTCTTTTAGCTATTGCTATGAGAGCTTTTAAATCTTTTGCGTCTAGCGGATCAGGCATTGGCTCCTTACCCTCTGCTTCCCTGCGCTTTCCATACATCTCCACAAATTTTGTAGTAGCCAAGTTCCTAAATTTAGGACTGATGCGCCTATACTGCGTCATTGCACGTGCATATGGATCGCCTTGTGCAATAGCCCCATCTCTAATCTTAGCCTTAAACTCTTTCAGTCTTTCACTTACGTAAGCACGTAGGTGATTGTTTGTGTATTGCTGACGTGTAAATTCATTACGCACACTTTTGTCAGATCGCAAGTATCTTTCATGTAATCTTTTTTCGTACTGCCTAGCACCTTTAGCTAAGAGTTCCATGTGACCATTAATCATTTCTTGTTCAAATGCTTTTATGCTTGGCACTTTACTTCTACTACCAAAGTCACGGTAGTTAAAGCCTAACTCCATTAGATATTCTGCATCTTCAGGTGGACGGTTTGTCATTGTTACACCTGCAAACTTTAACGCAGGTGATAGTCGTTCTTTACCATCAGGATAAAATGGTTCTGCCCTACGTGGTAGATTAGCTTCTTCTTCTGCAGATAAAAAGAATCCACGAGACTGTACTGATCTACGAACATTATCTGCAAACGAGTGTCCAAACTCTAGCTTTGGATCACGTGAAACATCTGCATACTCTGTACCACGAATACCTGTTGCACGTTGTGCGTCAATGATCTGTGCAAATGGAACCATCCAAGTAGTTAGATAGTTTCCTAGCGTTCTACCCATAGCCTTACCAACATTTTCACCTTTAGTTAAGTCTGTTGAACCTGCTATTTGTGCCATCTCTTCTAAGATAGAATTACCTACGCCTGTACGTAAGTTTGTACCCACAAACAATTCAGTAAATTCCTGTGCGTCAAACCAAGAGTTAAACGTACCATTCATTAACCGTTTTGTAGCCTCACCTGCGTACAAGAATTGTGCCATTGGGTATGTGGCTGTACTATCTACCTGTGCATTTTCACCTATAGCAAGTTGGTTGTACTCTGCAGTTGCCTCATCTGAACTACGATACATGTATGCCGCACCAACTGCAGCAACACCCATTAAGTTTCTTGATATAGCCTGACGTTCAAAGTCAGACAGTGGACCACGTGCATTTTTATTTACAATACCTGCTATCTTTCGGGTTACAGGAATAGATGCACCTGCACCATACTGAGCCATAAGTTCCATACTATTAAACATAAACCGTGGGAAGGGCATTACAACTGTAAGACCATTACGTGTTATAAAACTAGACACACTACGGAATACAGGAACGTCAGGTTGCTTGGCATACGTAACGTCTAACGCTCTGTACACTGATCTATCTACAAGCTCAGTAAAACTTGGAGCACCTTTAGGTCTTACGCTAGACGCATCATTAAGTAGGTCTTTTAACTTACCATCATTCAGTGCTTCTATTAGATCAATGTTATACTCACGTTTAGTTAAACGTTCTAGCTCACCAAAAAACTGCCCACGTCTAATCAAATATTCTTGCCAACGGTTGGGAGTATTAAGTGTGTCAACCACATCTTCCGCAAGTGACAACATGTTATCTACTTTTGTACCAGAACCACGTCCTGTTAGTTTTTGTATTTCGTTAATGTTATTGAACATAGCATCAAATTGTTTTGCTAGTTCTGGTTGCTCTAGGATAAGATCGGTATAGCCTTTAGCTACATCAGGTCTTGAGAATGCATACTTCCAGTTACTGAAACTACCCTTCCAATTATCGCCACTAAATATTTGACCTACACCCTCAGACATTCCCTTGTTCTGTGCAGTATAGATAGCATGGTCCATAACATTACCCAATGCTT